AGGATCAGGTTGAACATCAGCTCTGAATGCTCCAAAACGCCAAGACTCATCAGTTGATGTATTTTCTATTTTAAGAGATGCTAACCTACCTCTTGCCCTTGTGTCAACCTTTTTTGTAGTTGAACTCACAGTAAAAGGTCCTAATGGTGAGGACGCTTCTGTTTCTGATGGAAAATCTTTAAGGTTAATAGTAATTTGAGCATTACCATCAAGCTTTCCAAAGTCAGGTATAAATCTTCTTATTTTAACAAAAAACTCGCCAGCACTACCTTCTATCGGCATTTCAAAATCACCCGATTCTATAAACGCATTGATTGCTGTTTTATTACCTAATACATCTAATTGATTACTGCCTGTTTCATGTTTGTATAATGTAGCGGCACCAAACTCATTTGTAATACCATTAATAGATACAGAAGGTAAACCCGTAGAATTATACTCTGTTGCGTATGGGTTATCTAATACATACTTATCACTGTATGCTGTTCGTGCTAAAGAGCTTGTTGTCCATAATCCTTCTCTATAATTTAATGTCACACATCGATCTATTTGTGTTGAGCCATCTTTACAGTAAAACCAATTTATTTCTGTAAACAAAGTATTATATCCTGCAAAGACTTGTTCACTCTGACCAAAATTAAATCCTAAGTCATCTGAGGTTTGCGTGGTAAACACAAAATCCTCAACAGAACAGGTAAGTTTTTTTACTGAACCACCATCGTAAGCATAAAAACCACCAGACTTACCCATCCAATACATAATACCATCCACATGCACTAATGAGTGCTGTGACATGGCTCCACAGTTTGAACCCACCTGTCTTATTGAAAATGTAAATGGAGGACCAACAAACTGCATAATATAAGCAGAGGTGTCTGTCACAATAAATATATAATCTTTACCTCGTGCTGCACTTACTATTTTTGACCCACTATCTAATTGAAATGTTCCTGCTGTATTAGTTGAAACGGGCACATAGTCTGTTCTATCTTCTTGATCTGAAAAACGTATAAACATTTTATCTTGTGTATTAATTGACCCAATCGTTGTTTCTGTACCTAAATGAATTAAATGTCTATCTGTATCTGATACAATTGTCATAACACTTGCTGTTGGATTTGTGGTAACAGCAGTTGCTCTTGTAGTTACACCACTTGTTGGATTCCATTCAAAGGTGCCACCATTTTTAATTGTTGCTATGAGTATTGTGCCATAATTATCTAATGACCAATTACCTGGTTCTAAACTTGTAGCTGAAGCAGAGGTTGCTGAACCCCAAGCAGTAGAACCATTCCAAGTTCCTGTACCCCACCCAAAACCAAGAGTTTGTGTTGCTGAACCTACAGGAAAGTAAGATTGCACTGTGCCTGATCCTGCTGCAGTCATACCAGAACCAGATTCACTTGAAGGCATTGTAATTGTAAAACTATTTGTAGCTGCTGTAATAATCTGAAAAGGGTTATCAGTAAAGTTAGCTGCTGTAAATCCTGTACCACTACCAGGCATAGTCACTGATGAAAAAACAACAAACTCACCTGCTGTTAAATTGTGAGAAGTTTTGTTTACTGTTACTGTTGCAGAGCCATTTGTTGAGGTAAAAGTCAAACCTGTTATTGCAGTTTCAAGAGGACTAATATCATAAATACCACCACCATAAAATAGAAACAAACCTTTACTTGTACCTATAGCTATGTATTCTGTGCCATCTCTATCAGTCCAAATGTGTGAGGCTCTTGCTACACCAGGCATTGTTGTAGCTACAGCTTGTTGCCAGCCACCAATTTTTTCAGGTTCACCATAACGAAAACGAACAAAGTCACCATCTGTCCATTGGTTGGCTGCTTCACTTTGTGTTATTTGTTTGTTAAAACCACCTTTGAATGGTATGCGTATTAAAGGCATTCTACCTCGCAGTCACAGGGTTTGTTCCGTCCCCAACGAATGGATGTTTTGCAAATGCCATGTAAAAAGTTACTACTCCAGAATAATTAGCACCATAACCAGATTCTTGTCTTACTTTAAATCCATTACTTAAAAAATCAAAACCCCTACCAAAATTACTGTAGTCAGCATCACTTCTATCTGGGTGTACAAAGGTTGTAACTGGATTCATTGTGCTTCTTGCAGCATCACATAAGTACCAGTTAGCAGCATTATTTGCTTTAACTAGCAACCACGCAGGTTTAAATCCTGTATATACGAATGGACCATCTGCAACTCCGTTTCCAGTGTATTTTCCAAATTTACTAAAGCCATCAACAGAATGCCAACAATACAAAATTATTGGTTGACTAGAATTACTCATAGATACTCCAAGATTTATGACAGAAGATGTTGGTGCTGAACCCCACACATCACTATTTGAAGTTTCACCAATATTTTGATTTAAAGATAAATAATAACTTGCACTCGTCATACTTTTATGATAAGCAGACCAATGATAACCACCACTCAGTGTTTCTGGTCTACCAAAAATCCATTCAGGTGCTGACGATAATCCATGTCCAACTGTTGCTGCACTACCAGTTCCAGTATATCGTACAATAGAAAAGCCTGCCGTTTGATTAGCTTGGACAACTGAAGTAATTGAACCATTACCATTACTTGCAGTGGTTCCCGCATTAGCATTCCAGTTCCAACTTACATACGATTCACCACTTGTATTAATTGACACATCATCTTCAATTTGTTGACCACCAACTAAAAACTTTTGCAATCCATCTGCAACTGTTGCTTGTACATCTGTTGTATTAGAAAAAATTGCTTTTTGCTTACCTCGTGAACTATCGTATAATTGATGATTGTCAGTAGCATCTCTGTTCTTCATCCACACAAATCCACTTATACCTTTGGATGTCTCTGGCAAGTTGTCTTGTTGAATAGAGTTATATCCTGTTGGTGCAGTATATGAAAAACTTCTTTGACCAAAATTATAATCTACAGTAGTTCCACTATGAGTATAATTTAAAATAATAAGTGGACCCTTCATTCCCGTTCTTAATGAATTACTTGTATCACCATCTGCTATCTCACTAGCTGTTGCTGAGTTCTGCCAAGTGCCATTTTTAGAAATCCACATTGCTCCTTTGTCCACATCAATAGCAATTCCTATTACATCATTTGTCGTAAATGAATTACCATAAGTGTGATATGCTCCTGCATCATTATTAGATGTATATGCTTGTCCATTATCACTTCTAATATACCCACCTGCTATTTTTGATACAGGGTTATCTTCTGTGTAGTGGTCAAGATAATCATCAAAATTACCAACACCTAAAAAAAATAAAGTAGAACCAGCAGTCGTTATTGTTATTTCAGAATAATATTTTCCGCTTGTCAAAGGTATTTGACTACCACTAACATAACCTTGTCCACCACTAACTGTTGCAGCTTTTAAATTACCTTCAGATAATGTAATGTTACTATTTTTTATAGTATTTAATGTTGTATGATTCTGGGTAGGACTATCGGTGGTCAAGTCAGAGGCAACAAGGTTGTGCACAGAAAGATCATTGTTATTACCACTTGTATCATCGCCAATCGCAGAAGGCGATCCAAACTGTAATCTAAAACCATTGGTTCCATAAGTAATACCCGTTAATGATTTAGGTATCCAACGACCTGTACTGGTATCAGTTAATCCAAATGTAGATATTGCAGGATTACTGCCATCAATCATATTTATTTCTGCAAGATAACCTATGCCTCGCACATAACTTGCATTATTAGTATTACCAAAACTATTTTCATAAGTTGTTTGATTCATCCAACCTGTTTGATTAGAACCTGCCTGAGTTTCTGTATTCCAACTTGTAACTTTTTCTCCATCAATGTAAATTTGTACTCTATCTGCTGCTGTAGAATCTGTCGTATCTCTGCGAACATAAATGTGATACCATTTACTTGTATCTTCAAAAGTTCTGTTTGTGATATAATTCCAATCATACGAACCTGGAGAACTTTTAATACAATAATAATTTAATTGATTACTGGTGTTAAACTCTAAAGCTTCACCAACTGAAGCATAATCATTTGCAATAAAAATTGAACTAATACTTCCAAGTCTTCCTCTTTTAACCCAAGCTGAGAAAGTTAATATGGTACCACTACCATTTGAACTTGGTGTTCTTCCTACTCTAGCTTGTGCGGTTGCACCATTAAATATACAACTGTTAGAAATTACACCACTATCTGTGAAAGGCACAAAATTCCCGACTCGTTGCCCTGCTCCGTTACCCTCATATATAATATTGAAGAAATGTTCTTCGCCATTTGGTATTGTTGGTGCTGCCATATTAACTCCCTAAATTACTCGTATTAAGTGCCATAGAATCGCTTACCCCACTTGGTTTGTTTGTCCATTTACTAGAAGCAAATCGTGCTTCAGCACTAGCACCATTAAATGGACCAGCTACAAAAAACATTGTACCAGTTAAACCAGTTTTTGCTGGTGTTCCTGAGTTCATAGCTGTGCCGTTTTTATAAAAAACTAAATCTCCGTTTGCTTTTCTCCATACCCCTATAACATCTGTATTTGTAAAACTAACTCCATAAGAACCTGAACTGCTTTGGTCAATAAAATTACCATCTTCTCTTATTACATAAGCATTGTTATAAATTGAATTACTATTGTCTGATTGTGCTGTGCCATCTTCAATACCTATGGCAAAGTCAACACCACTTCCAAGATTTGAAGTCATTACCATTTCAAAAAAAGCATCTGTACTTGCTGGAATCTGTATTGTGCTTCTTGCCATATTTCTTGCAGAATTACCTGAATAAGCAATAGCTAAATTACCATTACTATAAGTAATTAAAGTTTCTGCTTCTATTGGATTCCAAGTACAATGATTATTTGTTGGTGAATCGGGTTGTTGGTCATCAGAGGCAAGTCCACTTGTCGTAAAATCATTACCATTACCTGATTCATCATCTCCTAAGTCGGATGCATCTCTGCCATCAATTTTAAATCCATTAGTTCCATAACTGCCTGTATATTCTTTAGGGACCCAGAGTCCTGAACTATTAAATTCACCGAAAAAACTTGGGTCATAAGCTAAACCATCTAATAGATGTATTTCTGCCATATAACCATCAAAAGAATAATATGTTGCTGATAGTTGTGCACCTATTTGATGCAATACTTGTGTGTTAACATCAGTAGGTGTATTTTGTGTAGGGTAATTTTCAGTGGCAAAATTAGTAACTCTTTCTCCGTTGACATAAATTCGTATTCTTTCAGATTCAACTGCATTCGTTGTATCTGCTACTAGTATAATATGATACCAGGCAGAAGCATCTCTGAACACTTGTGTAGTTTCTAAATCATCAGTATTACTTCCACTATCAAGATGTTGATATTGTAATTGATCATCGGTATTAAAATAAAATTGGTCGCAATTATTTTTATCAGCACCTATTTGAAATAAAACTTGTAAAGTTCCAAGTGTAGCTCTTTTAACCCAAAAACTCCAAGTCCATGTTTCTTCTGTGCCAGTTGCAGATGGTGTTCTTCCCATATAAGGATTCTCATCATCATTAAATCTTATTGATTGGTCTATTGTGTATGCAGTAGATGCTTGACGATTACCGGGGATAATTATGGGCATTTAGAAGTCCTCCAGCTTTGGAAACTCCCCTAAAGGTCTTGTCATTACAGGTTTAGATTCTGTGCCTGTGTTGGTGTAAGTATATAGAGTTTCTAAAACCCTTACATCTTTTGTTGCTTTAATTCTTGTGACCATATCGTTTGATTTTGCTCGCACTGCAGTTCTAAATTTAGAAACATTGTCTGGCACAGAATAATCTGAAACTTCACTAGCTTTAATCGCCATCCAATCTGTTGTTTTTAAAATATCATAAGCTTGATTATTAACTTCGTTAACTTTTCTTGTTTTTAATCCCTCAACAGTTACGCCATCAACTGTCTTATCTTCCATTTCATGTTCTTCTGCTGTCTTCCAAACTTTTTTGACAACTTTATTTGTTGCATCAAACTGAAAAGATTCACTTCTGTTTTTGTAAAATGTTGGATCTTTGTAATTTGAGTTATCCGTCTGTACAGGATATAAACCTATAGCTGCTTTTTCTTCAGCACTCCAACTAGAAAAAATATTAGCAGGATGTTTTATGTCGTTGTGTTCAAAACCCTGATTGCCACTAAAAATTTTTATAACCTGATTTGCTTTTACTAACGCCCACATAATATCTCCTAACTCAATGTTAATGCAAGGTTTCTACCTACCTCAATAAATTTAGAACCATTATAATAAAATACAAAAAAATCACCTAAGGAAGCAGTTGTCGTTAAAGTAGGAGCTGTATCTGATGCAAATTCATAATTAGATGCAAACGACAAAGTTCTTGATCCAGTGCCATCTTGCACTATTAACAGGCTTACAAACTGCCCTGTCACACCATTAGTTGCATTATTTAAGGTTCTATTACCACCTAATGTAACTTTAGCAACTGGTTGTGCTTGTACATCCCAATCAATATTAGTTCCATCTGTCAATGTCTGTTCAGGAATGTAAGCAGCATCGTTAAATTTAAATCGTCCTGCACCTTTTGCTGTGAAAGCTAAACCTACATTTGTATCACCACCAGAAACTGCTAAACCAACATCATTACCCGTGGCTGCATTAGTAACTTCTAATTCATTTACTGCACTCGCAGTTGTTTGAAAAATTATTTGTTCGTTACCATTTGCATCAGCAATAAATCCAGCGTCTGCAATTTTTGGTTTTGTCAAAGTCACAGCACTTACAGTACCACCTGCAATTGTAGCAGAATTAACAATACTACCTGTGGTTGTAGCTCCATTAATAGTTGGACTTGTCAAAGTTTTATTTGTTAGTGTGTCAGTTGAAGATGTATTAATTATACCTGTGTCAACAATATTTGTACCATCAGCAAACAAAACTCTTACTGATTTATCTGCAGCAACAAAAGTATAACCTGTGCCACTTGCTGTTTTAAATTGCACCGTAAAAGAACCTG